TGGGGTTGAGGAAGCTGATCTGCCTCATCGGCAGCGCAATACACGCATAAACCTTTGGGCAATACGAGATTTTCTGCTAAAAGTTTTTTACACTTGTAGCATTCTAGCTTCTGAAGATCTGTCACACTTAGTAACTGTAAGTTTTTTTCTTTTTAGTAGTCTTCTTTTTCTTCATAGCCGGCTTTTTCATCGGCTTTTTCATTTTTTTACCTTTTTTATGGTACATATTTTACTCCTTTTTTAACATTTCCAACGTCTTCTGGCTTGTCTAAGCCTAGAATTTGGGTTTCTTGCAGCTTTTGGGAACTTCTTCATCTGTCCTGCACTTCTTGCGCAATAAGATTTACGTCTTTTTGCTGCTTTTGAACCTTTTTTAACTTTTCCTGTAACTGCAGTCTTTAATTTTGACCCTGGGTTCATTCTTCTGTAGGCTTTTACACCTGCTTTGGTCATACCAGCGCCTTTTTTTGTTGGCCTAAAGTTCTTTTTATTCCTTTTAGGCATCTTATCTCTTTTTCTTGGCACGAGTCCTCCTTTTTACTGCAGGTTTTCTTTTCCTGACTATAGTTTTTACGTTACGTGGCTTACCACCTGGGTTGCCTGCTGCACGTTTTCTCTTCACTGCGCTTCTACGTTGGGCCGCAGTCATAGACCGAGCCTTGGATCGTGGTACACACTTCGGGTACTTACGTTTACTTTTACCTTTAGCAGACTTTCTGCCACAAGGTTGAAACTTGCCTTTTTTCTTTGGAGCACCGATGTCGACCCAATCCCCTTTGGGCCCTTTGCCAAACCATGCGGTTAGACCACCGGTGGGCTTAGCCATTATCTGTAGCCGCCACCACGTTTTTTATAAGTTCTAACTAGCCAACCATTGGCGTATGCCGAAGGATAGACCTTAAACTTCCGTTTAGCTTCAGCTTTTACCCTTGCATATAGCGCTGGGTTAGTAGGCGTAGCTCCGCTCTTTTTCTTTTTAGTAGTTTTTCTTTTTCTTACTACCATTATTACCTCCTGTTTTTGGTATAAATTTATATTTATTCATTTTCTTTGCAAATTTTTTCATATTGCTAGGGTGGGGGGCATTGATACCGTGGGCGCCTTTCATTTGATATCCTCTTCCTCTTCCTCTTCTTCGCCTTGAAGCTCATTAGTTTGATCATCAACTTCTTCTACAACATTATCAACAACATCACCTGTTGACTCTGCTACAGTATCAATAACTCCGCTAACATCTTCTAAAGCTGAAGTAGTTATAGCGCCTGCTGTTTTAACAGTTGAATCTATAACACTTGTTGTTAAATCTTTACCACCATCTATAACAGCACCTACCGTAGCACATGATGTTATGAAAACTGATACCAATACGATCATAATATGTTTCATAGTTTACTCCTTTTAAAAATATATTATTTTTTCTTTTTGCCCATCTTTTTCTTTTTAGATTTTTTACCGGACATCTTTTTTGGGGGCTGGTTTATACAATGCATTACTTTCTCCCTTTCTTTTTCTTTTTAGAATTCATAATTTTTTTCTGAAGAAACTTAGGCAAAGTTTTTTGTTTTGCGGTTAGTTTCTTTTTTGCTGGTTTTTTCTTTTTCATTTCTTTTTCCTTTTGTTTTTGTTAACTCTACTGGCTATGCCCGCAGCTGCTTTGTCTTTTTTCTTTATGTAACCAGCAAGAGTAGGAGCAGTCATTCTGTCTATTTCTAACGGACGTTTACCTGCATCTCTAAGTCTTTTTCTTTCTGCTTTATACAACTTTTGCATTTTTTGCTGCTTTCGTATTTTTGCTTCAAAAGTTTGGGGCGCGGTAGCTACTCTGTTTACTACGTTTCTTCCCCTAGTTTTTGTATCATCGTATTTAAAAACTTTACGTTTTTTCTTTCTGGCCCTGGCAGCCATATCATATTTACTAGTCATTACCTTCTCCTTTTGGTTCTAAGTATTGTGTATCTACCCCAGCTAACTT